GCCCAGGCAGAATCATTAGGTAATAAATCAGAATAAGATTCAAAAGGTTCTTTTAATGTTTCACCTAATAATAAAGATTTAAATCCTGTACAATCAATAAATAAATCTGCTTTATGTTTTTTATTAAGTGATTTGATTCCATCTTCATTTTGTTCTATGGACTTTATATTTTCTTTTATATGTTTAACTCCTTGAGGAATACATAAATTGTCTCTTAACCATATTGCAAATTTAGTTGCATCAAAATGATATGCTGTATCTGTATTAAAGTTAAAAGGTTGAACCTTAAAATTATTATAAGATAATTTATTTTTATTTATAAAAGCCATTTGTGGAAACATACAATCAGCGTAATCACTGTTAGATAATTTAGGATTCATAAATTTTTTATACCACCAATCATTTTCTCTAGTAATTGGTTGACCAAACGGATAATGAAAATATGTTCCTTTTTTATAAAAATCCTGAAACCGGATACTTAATTTATATATACCATCAGTAGAAGATAAAAAATTTTGATCATGTATACCGACAAAATTTGTCCAGTTTCTAATACCTCCTATGGTGCTTTCACCAACACCTACAGTAGATATATCAGGAGATTCAATTACAGTTATCTTTTTGTTTGGAAAAGCCTTTATTAAAGTTGCAGCTGTCATCCACCCTGCCGAACCACCTCCTACTATTATTATGTTATTCATTGCCACCAAAATATAATTGATTTTCTATCTTTCTTTTTTACTTGATTTAAACCATGCCATAATGAGTATCCATTGAAAAATGTCAAATCTCCTTTTTTAGGTTTATATGAATTACTAGGTGTAATAAATTCACCGCCTTCAAAATCATCATTTAAATAAATAATACTATTAATAGTTGTAAGTCTTCTACCATCTTTTTCAGGATCTTGATGTCTATGTAATCCCGAATGAGTTCCTACATTCCAATTTTGTAACTGCACTTGGTCAATAATTAAATCAACATTTAATTGTTTTTTAAAAAATTTTTTAACTTTATTTATTAGTTTTTTATTATCTGTAATATCTTTTGCTCTAACATCCCAATCATAATTACCTTCACCTAAATCATTTATTTGTTTAGCATAATGGTCACATAAATTATGATTAAAAAAATTATTAAATATATAAATACTTTCAGTTCCTTCTTTTAATTCTATCATTATATACCTTTAGGTAATCCAACATGAGGTCTTCCATCAAATATATTTTCTTGGTTTTTAGAATCATTATAATGTAAAAAAACTTGTACACAGTGATCACCTTTAAAAGGTTCTCTCCAATGTTCTAATTCACAACCTCTGTATATTAATAAATCTCCAGGTTTTAATATTACTTTATTTCCCTTTGGCGCATTAGGCTTGTGTATTTCTTTATCTTCATCAATAACATTATCTGTACCTGTTGGATCTATAAATATTGGCCATTCATCTCCACCTAAATTCATAGTGCAAGAAATCTCACAAGAAGGTCTATCTTTATGTCTTCTTAATTTATTACCTGAATAATAAATTCTAGCATATGAATATGTTTCAACTAATTTAGTTTTAGTTTTTTGTTCCATTAATGGTTTAACCATTAATAATAATGTTTCCATTGCTATATCAGCGTAATGTGCATATGAATTAGGAACTTGTGGATCATTAAATGTACCAAAAGTTGTATCAAAAGGCGGTAAAAATTTATTTTCCTGAAGTGTTTTAGCTACAGTTTTTTTAATTAAAAAATAATTATATACAAAGTTAGCTACATCTTTTGGTATAGCATTTTTTATTACTAAATATTTTTTTGTTTTAAAGCTCATGTCTTTTTAATTCTGTCATTACATTTTTAATAGGTTCACCTGTTGGACTAAATACGTTTTGAAAGAATGTTATTAATGTTAATCTATCTTCATTACAGTCTTCTTCATAAAATTGATCAGCTCCATGTGGATGATTTGCATCAAATAAAATCATACGATTAAATCTAGATTGAAAAGAAAATATTTTTTCGTATTTATTATTATTTTCTTTTACATGTTTTTTTTGATTAATTATTTTTGGATCTTGATTTAAATAGCCTTTTCTTTTTTTATCTTCATGAACCGCTTCTCTGTCAAATCCTTTGTGTACATACAAAGATGTTCCACATTTTTTATGATGACTTAAATATATAATACTTGTAAATTCTGATGGTTTATCGTTATGTACCCAACCTATATTTTTATAAATATCTCCAGGTACTTTTTGAAAAGTAGATGAAGCTATCCAACGCAAATTTTGATGGTCTTTTGGGTATAATGAAATAATAATTTTAGTAGTAACAAAATTAAAAAAATCCATATTTATTTCATGTAATTGATCTGTTCTATATCCAGGCCAACGACCATCATCATTTGGATGAAAGGTACAAGTTTCACTAAACTCCAATACTTTTTCTGGATCAGCAAAAAAATTATCGACCATTAAATTTGGATATATCATATTATAATCCTGGAACTGCTTGTATATTAAAATGAATAAATCTAAATGGATCTATACCAGCATCAACACTAAACATATGTGGTATATAAGATGGAAAAAACATTAATTTACCTGGTTCTGGTTTAAAATAAACTTCCATTAATGAATCTTCGGTTGCGTTTGTAGGATCTTTTCTAGGTAATGCATTCATTAATGCTCCTTGTCTTGGGTCTTGAAATATAGGTCCTGAAGTTCTTTCACTAGCTTTTAAAAAATAAAAACCAGATATATGTCCATTCCAATGATTGTGCATTGAATGATGACCACCTCCTTTTTTAGAAAATTCTTGTACCCATAATTCTGTGAATGCAGTCTTATATCCTTTTAAATTATAACCCATTTCATCTAATAATTTCACTGCTATGTTTCCAGTATAATAAATAAAATCTTTAAACTTAGGATCATTTATCAATGGTCCAGAATGAGCAACTAAACCAAAATCTCCTTTTTTAACTTTATATTTTTTGTCTCTTTCATTTATAGTAGATTTAAGTATTTCTTGTGCTTCTTTTATATGACGATCAGATGCTTTATCTAATTGTTTCAAAAATTGAGGAGCATCAATATACCATATTGGTGATGCAAAATAATATTCTTTTTTTAATTCAATCATTTGAATGGTTCTCCTAAATGCCAAGATACTAAACTGTATCTTGTGCCTTTTGTTACTGGGTTTACTTTATGATATACAAAAGATGGAAATACAACTATAGATCCTCTTGGTAATATTTCTTTACACTCTTGTACAATAGTTGGATCCCTTTGATCTCTAGGTTGAAATAATAATTCTCCACCTTTAAAATCTTTAGGTTCTACTAAAGAACATATTGCAGATAACTTTCTTATCCTACCATTAAAATTTGTAACTTTATGATTTTGATAAGGTTTATCCCAAGAATCTTTGTGCCAATCATAGAATTGGTTTTTTTTATATTTTGTAAGTTGAAAATCTTCAGAATAATTCCATTGATAGTTCCAACCAGCATTTTTGTTTGCTATATTTAAGTAAGGATGAATGTATCTATATAACCATTTATCATTCAACCATGTTATATTAGAATTTCTTATTTTTTTATTATAACCATCACCACCTATTTTTCCTTTATCAAATTTATTATTTTTACCTAATTTAATAATAGTATCACAAATAGTATTGCTTAAAGCTTTATCAAAATACCAATAAAAATATTTTCCCATCATATTAATTTGTCCATTACATAATATTTTAATGAGCTAAAAGTAAGCTTATTTTTATCTACATTAAAATTTTTAACTTTTTTAAAACTTAAATTTATTTTATCTTCACACATTGGAGTTAATAAAAATAAAGGATCTCTTTGTCTTATATGTAATTCTTTAGTATTTTTTTCAATAGGTATAAAGAAATTAACCGAATCTCCATCATACGATTTATTTAAAATACCCGGAAGAACTTTAAATTTATTAAAATGATAACTAGAATCATTTAGTAAAAATGAAACATTACTATCTAGACTAAAAGGCATATCTATTTTAATAATAAATTTATAATCTTTATTATCTATGTAAGATAAAAATTGATAATTTTCATGAAAATGGATAGGTTTTATTTTTGTCCTGCCTACTTCTTGAAATAGTATTTTTTCATTATCAAATTCAGCATATAAATCATATGGTGAAGTTATTAAAATAGAACGTTTATATAAATTAATAAAACCAGGACAACTTTTAATTGTTCTTAAAAAAGGCAAAGATTTTTTTAAAGTAGGATGAAAATAAGTTTTTGGTATTGAATTAAAGTAACTAGGAAAATTATTAGGAATAGTTTGTATCATTTTTTTAGCATCTTTCTCTGAAAGTATATTTAAATAATTCACTCTTACTTTCTTAGTAAACATTTTAATAAAATTGACAAGGCATTATAAAAGTAATCCTGTCTTCTTTATCCTCATTTTTAGTCATAAAAAAATTTAAATTACCATTAAAGATAATTATTTTATTTTTTTCCATTGGGACTTTCCAATAAGCAGGCCCTTTTCTATAGTTTTCATATTCAATTACAACTTCTCCTGATTTAGCATTAGCACAATAAATAACTATAAAGTCAGGTGATGTAGCTAAATTAAATGGATCCCAATAAGTTTTTTTATAACTACTTTCATTTGTTTTATGAATTTTAGCTATACCTCTTAAAGGTATTAAAGTTTTTTTATCATTTGTAATTTTAAATTTGGATCTTGTATAATCCATTACCCAAGTTATTTGAGTATGATCTCTTAAAGGAACATCATCATAAACTTCTTTAGGTGGATTTTTTGTATAATCTTTTATAATTTCTTCTTCAATTATTTTATTATCCACTCTAGACAAAGCAGGTAACGTATCTACACAAAGTATTGTTTCAGCTAGTGTTCTTTTTATCATTTCTATGTTCTTTATAACTTTTTATTTTAAAAAGTCAATTATTCAGAAACAGAAGGCTGAGGAGGTATATATTTATTTTCTGTATTAGGATTTACGGTTACAGTAGTAGTTGCATAATCTGGAGCAACTAAATCCCATGTTTGATTAGTGTCATTCCAAATTTGTGCGGCTTCTACAGGATTTCCATCACCATCATGATCTGTATACTGACCTGGCCCTGTTCCATCACTATTCATTTCTAAATTATAATAAGTTGTTTTTGTAACAGGTGCTTCCCACTCTAAAGTAGTTTCATTTAATATCCAAGAATCAAAAGGTCTAGGAGCTATAAAGGCATCTCTAGCTGCATCATACGTATCACCTATACCTGCAAATTTATTTCTAATTGTTGCATTATAAGAAGTTTGTTTCCAATTATCCCAACCATGGATAGATTGTAAGAAAGCAATTCCTGTTGCCTCATCTTCAACACCATTTAACATAGTATCTTGATTGTTTACAACATGAACTCCTAAAACTGTATTGTCTGTATCTAATTTTGCAAAATGTGCCATTATTGAAACTTATATCTGATTACTACTAAACCAGACCCTCCATTGTGTCCATTTCCGCCGCCACCGCCGCCCATGTTAGCACTTCCGGTATTATGTCCTTGTGGTGTAGATGGCCAGAAAGGTGCTCCAGAAGCATCTCCTCCTCCACCATATCCACCAGTACCAGCGCCTTTTGGATATTGAGGTGTAGATGGCATAACTCCACCACCGCCGCCACCAGTAAATAATCTCATACCTGGAAATGGTGCATAAGAATTACCATAAGATGGTGCTGTTGGACCTAACCAAGTATTAATAATTCCATAACCATTCGCTCCATTTCTACCGCCCCTTTGATAACAAGCAGGATTAGTAGGAGGCACACCTTGTCCATTTGCTCTTGCAGAACCACCGCCTCCGCCAGTTCCACCTTGTCCGCCGTGACAACCAGGCCAACCAACATAACCAGCTCCGCCATTTTTACCTTGAGGTGGACTTACAGGAGGAGTATTACCATTTCCTCCACCAGCATTTGTTGTTGTTGGACCTCCATCATTTCCTCCAGATCCACCACCACCGGAGCCTCCAGCTTTTCCATAACCTCTTGCTCCAAATGCAGATGATGGAAATGAGCCACCACCTCCAGCAGTTGTTATTGTACTAAATATTGAATCTTCACCATTTGATCCTCCTTCAGGAGTACCCGCTGATCCACCACCACCTACTTGAATAGGGTATGATTGAGCTGCAGCAGTTATACCCGATGCTGCACTTAAATCTTCAGGTTGAACCGGACTAGTATTACATACACCTAAATACATTCGAAGACCGCCTCCGCCTCCTCCTCCTGATCCTATTCCCGGACCTGCTCCAGCACCGCCTCCACTAATAACTAAATATTGAAGTTCATCAGAACCTGCAGCATTACCTGCACAAGTTACAGTGAAAGTTGAATCGGCTGTAAAGAAATGAATTTTAAAGTCGCCATCAGTTACAATAGTTCCACCAGTTGCAGCAATAAATTTTGGGCTTACTCCTGCAAAACCAAAACCTCTTCCGCTTCCGCCTCCTCTTGAACCTAAAATTGGCATCTTTCTATAATCCTCCTATTATGCAAACTGTGTTTGCGATGCTAAAACTGTAAACGTTGCGTCTCCAGTTTTAATAACCGTATATGTATACACATCAAGAGAGTCAATATTACCAGCTGTTGGCGCTGCTCCTCCTTGCCATTCTGGAGTAACTCCACTACCATCAACTTGTACAGCTGAATTGTAGTATGCAGTTCCACCTTGTTTTACGATGTGTGCTACTGTTATTGATTCTCCAGTATCCATAATTGAATTTAATGTGTTAGAACCATCACCTCTAATATTTAATGTCCAGTTACCTGAAGCATCTGTAGTGTAATTTAATACTGCTTGTGTAATTACATCGTAGTCAACTGTGCCTGTTGCAGCAGTAGCTGAGTTTGTAATTTTTTCAGCTAGTTGTTGTATTTTACCTGCACCTAAAACTACTCTTCCAATTCCTTTTGGAGAAATATTTAAATCAATATTAGAATCAGAACCAACAGCATCAATTGCTGGACCTGAACCTGTTGCTTGGTTAGTTACATCAATGTAGTTAACAGCTGAAGCTGTTTTTTGAAATCTAATATATGGATTGTTTGAATCATCTTCAATCGCACCAGCGTCATCAACAATAATATCATTACCGTTTGTATCTAAGATACCTGATAATTGTGGAGTGATGTCTGAAGATAAATCTGTGAAAGCTGTGTCAACAACGTTAGTACCATCAGAGTAAACCATTTTAGTACCTTTGTCAGTTGCTGCCCAAGTTACTCCAGTTCCTGAAGTAGTTTTAACAGTTACAGTAAATGCACCTATAGTTGCGTTTTCAATAACGTAAGTTTTTTCTACTGAATCCGGAATAACAACGTTAACCGCTCCTGAAATTGTGCCTGTTAATTTTAATACTTGATTTTTACCATTTGATAATGCGCCATTTGAAAATGTTAAAGTTGCACCTGAAGTAACTCCAACTGCATCATAACCACCGATAGCTTGTTCTAAAATTAATAAGTTTGTATTTGTGATTTGACCCCAAGTTCCTGAGTTCTCACCAGTTGCTTGTACAGTTAATTTTAAATTAGCTGATGTTGAGTTTGCCATATTTTATGTCTCCAATTTTTTAAATTTTATAAATTTTGACTGTAAAGTCAATATATTATTTTTAAGCAGCGGTGTCAACTTCTTGCCAACCTGGTGGAACAACTGGTGCTGTGCCAGTATTTACTTGGTTCCATATTAATGTTCTAAGGCTTCCTGTAGCCATTGTCAAGGCATTTCCTGATACTAATACATTAGCATTTCCAGTGACTGTTTCATCACCTTCCTGCATAGCCATTTCTTGACCTGTTACATCTACTTGAGTATTTGCATCTAATTCAGCTTGACCTTGATTTGCAGTTATAGCTTCACCCGTTACATCTACATTAGCATCTCCAGTAACAGTTTCTTCACCTTGGAACATGGCCATTGCTTGACCAGTTAATGCAACATCTGGAGCAGGATCCACGTCTCCTTCCTGCATAGACATAGCAAGTGTAGTTACTTGCTGATTACCATATACACCAAATCCCCATGCATAATTACCATTCCAAGTAGCAGCAGAAGTTGCTGATACTTCAACTATAGTATTTGCATCTAATTCAGCTGTGCCATCATTAGCTGTTAATTCTTGTCCTGTTGGATCTACAATCGCTTCTTGATATTGAAGCGTTGCAGTCATTGGTTGACCAGTTACATCTACATCTACAGTTGCTGATCCTAAAGTATTACCTTGAGTAATAGTTGCTTCTTCACCTGTTACATCTACATTAGCAGTTATATTAAATGTTGGTGAACCTAAATTTGCAGATAATTGAATTCCTGTTAAATCAACAGTTAAACCTGATATACCCCAAGTTTCATAACCCCAGGTATCAGAACCCCAACCTTGATTTATTTCTGTATCAACAGTTACTGAATTTAAATTTGAAGATAAAGAATTACCTGTTGCTTCTAAAGTACCTTGAATGCCCCAACCTTGAGCACCCCATTCTAATCTACCCCAACCAGAATTAATTTCACCGGCTGTAGTCTCTTCACCTAAAGTTGCAGATACAGGAATCCCTGTAATGGAAAAACTTACGTTAGATAAATCATTCCATTGATTAAAGCCCCAAGTCTGTGAACCCCAGGTATTGGACATAGGAAGTTACCTCCTATGACTAACCAGAAATTCTTAGAATTGCTGCAGTTGATGTTGGTGCTGGAAACTGAATTGTAAACGTACCAGAAGTTGCAGTTTTATCTGAACCAAAATCTAATACAGCAACAGCTGCGTTAGTTAATGATGTATTATAAATTAATGCACCTCTTGCAGTTAACGTTACACCAGTAAAAGATAAGTTGTCAAAATCTACTCTTGCTACACCAGCAGTGATTGATGTTCCTGCATTAACTAATGCACCACCACCTGCTGTGTATTGACCAGAAGCAGACACTTCTTGAGAAGTAGTGTATGATGTTGTAGCAGAAGTTAAAGTCGCACCTGCGGTATAAAGAGCTAATTTAAACACGTCTCCACCAGATTGTTTGAAATTGTGATCACCTTCCAAAAGTTCTTTTTTGAAAGAGTTCGCAATTGCCTGAGTTATAGCCATAGTTTATCTCCTTATATATTTATTTTCCTCCGACTCGAGGAACACCACTTTGATATTCATCTCGTCTTCGTCTTCCCATTTGTTCTATCGAGAAGCCTTCTACCACTTGTTTATACTTTCCTTCGTATAATTGCAAGAGATCATTTGGCCCCTTTAAAAACGAAAAAGCTTCTACTAAGCATGCATACAAAAGCCCGTTGGGAAAAACTTTACTTATGTATGTTTCTG